CAGATCGGTATGCGTGAGCATGAAGAAGACGTAATGACTGTCCTCAATGAGTTCTTTATTTCAACAGAGGATGGCTTTGTTTCTCCTCGTGCAGACAAGGAAATCAAGCAGTACAAAGAGTTTGCTGAAGCAGGCAAACGTGGGGCGGCTAAAAGGTGGGGAACACCCCCCAATGGGGAGGCTATTAGCCCCCCTAATGCTACCCCAATAGCAACCAATAACCATAAACCAATAACCATTAACCAAGAACCAAAAGTAAAGCAACACAAAGGCTCACGCCTTCACCCAACTTTTACTATGCCTGATGAATGGGGTGAATTTTGCGAACAGGAAAGACCTGAATTAGTCCCAAACAAAGTTTTCAATCAATTTAAAGATTATTGGATTTCACAAGCAGGTCAGAAGGGTGTGAAGTTGGATTGGTTTGCTACTTGGCGTAATTGGGTGAGAAGCACTAATGCACCAAAAGTTAATCCTGCTGACATTGTGAGGCTCACAGTTCCATCAAAGAATGAGCCTAATCTTGCTTTACTGAAAATAGAGGAAGACGCAAAAAAAGCTGTACCGATTCCGCTAGAGGTTTTGGCAAAGATGGCTGAGTTGCGGAGAAGTGTATGAAAGTGTTGCCAATAAACAACTTTGAAGTTGAGCCTTGGTTGCTTGAAAAACACTACGCCAAGCGTATGCCACAAATAATGTTTGCGTTTGGGCTTTACAACGATGACATTCTGGTTGGTGTAGTGACTTATGGCATTCCTGCTTCGCCATCACTTTGTATGGGAATCTGTGGCAAAGAATACTCAGACAAAGTTTTAGAGCTAAATCGAATTTGTTTGTTGGACAACCACAAAAATGAAGCATCATTCCTTGTTGCGAACTCAATTAAGTTATTGCCAAAACCAATGATTGTCGTTTCTTATGCTGATACCAGTAAGGGTCATGTTGGCTATGTTTATCAAGCCACTAATTTCCTTTACACAGGACTTTCAGCAAATAGAGTTGATTGGACAATTAAAGGACAAGAACATAAACATTCAAAGACCATAAGTGATGGTATGACACTTGAGGGAATAAAAGAACTTTATGGTGATGATTTTTATTACACAGAGCGTTCAAGAAAACATAGATATATTATCTTTCATGGTTCAAAAACTGATAAAAAAGTTTTACGTTCTAAATTGAAATACGAAGTTATGCCATATCCAAAAGGTGACTCAGAAAGATATGACTCTGGAACAACTGTAAAAACCCAACAACTTCTATTTGTATGAACTATTTTGAAGCCATGAGACTGTTAGACAGAGTTAAGGAAGGCGTACCATATCCCGTACGTCTAATCAATCAAGCATTGGAGCTTACTGGTGACTTGGAGCAGACGTAATATTGAAGGCCCAAGCGATAGAGTAATCCTAGAGCAAGCAGAAGCTAGGGAACTCTATCGTAATTGGGAGGGAAGTAAGAATCGTGATCTTATTCGTGCCAGACTAGAGAGAGCAGAGCGAATTTACGGCATAGGTGCTAGAGACAGAATCAGGGAATATATGAACCGAATCAAAGATGGGACTCTTTTATGAGATATGCAGCCAGAGTAGATGCCAACCAAGAGCAAATCGTGTCTGCATTGAGGGCTGCTGGCGCTTATGTTTGGATTATTGGTTTGCCAGTAGATCTGCTTGTTGGATATAAGGGTCACACCTTTCTGGTTGAGATCAAGACAAACTCCAAAAAGAAGTTTACAAAACTACAAACAGACTTTTTTGAGAATTGGGCTGGTGGTACGTTAGCTAGGATTGACAACCCAGAAGCCGCATTGAGAATGATTCAGACATTAGGGTAAGTCCCTATGGTATTACACAAACAATTAGGTAAGATTTAATTTTTAACAGGAGTAAATTATGAACACATGGGAATTTGACACAACAGTAGGTGCAGGTAGCGAAGTCGTAACAGTCGTTTACGAATACGAGCAAGACCAAGACTCAACCTACAACGAATCCATTAGAGAGATTTGGTTTGAGGGACGCAACGTCATTGGCCTTCTTTCTGATGAGCAATTTAAAGAGCTAGAGATGGAAGGAGCCATGCGGTTTCAGTATCACAAGCTTAATTACAAAACAGAAGACGTATGACTTTACAAAAAAAAGAACTTTTAATTGGTTGTGGATCTAACCACACCAAAAAGATGGCAACAGATAGAACAACTGGTTTTGATAACTTAACCACCTTGGACTACAACGCTGACCACAATCCTACTGTTGTGTGGGACTTGATGGTTCTGCCATTGCCATTTCCCGACAATGAGTTTGATGAAATCCATGCTTATCAGGTGCTAGAACATCTTGGTCAACAGGGCGACTACAAACTATTCTTTGCTCAGTTCTCAGAGTTCTGGCGACTTCTCAAGCCAAATGGTCATTTCCTTGCGACTTGCCCATCCAGAAGTTCAGTCTGGGCTTATGGTGATCCAAGCCATACAAGAATCATGCAGCTTGAACAACTGGTGTTCCTATCCCAAGATGAGTACAAGAGGCAGGTAGGCAGAACACCTATGTCCGACTTCAGAAATATCTATAAAGCAGACTTTAAAACTGTTTTTGAGGAAGAGGATGATGACATCAGGTTTGTACTAAAAGCTATCAAGAATTGATTTTGTAGCATATAATTCAAGCCATGAAACAACGTGGCGGCTCAAGAAAAGGTGCTGGTCGCAAGAAGATCAGCGAACAAGGTAGGACTATCCGAGCAAGGGTAGCGCCTATCCATGAGCAAGCATTGACCTTGGCAGGGAATGGTTCCTTGTCCGAAGGCATAAGACGTTTAGCTGAGAAGCATTGGAGATTAATTCATGGAGAGCAGCCCCGACAAAGCAATTCAGTATTTGATCGACACCGCACCCTTGTACGCCCAAGCGAAGTCAGAGCGCCTGTACTTGGAGGAGTTCCGAAAGTCCAAGAAGGCTCACCTGATGAGCCAGGCAGGGACGGAAGTTCTGGGTAAACAAGAAACCTTTGCCTATGCCCATGCTGATTACATTGAAGTTTTAGAGGGCATAAAGGCTGCCGTAGAGAAAGAAGAAAAGTATCGCTGGTTGATGACCGCTGCCCAAGCAAGGATCGAGGTGTGGAGAACCAACCAGTACTCAGCCAGAATGGAAATCAGGGCAACCCAATGAATAACAAGCTGAACGCAAAGGAAAGACTACATCTAGCAAGAGTGAAGATGCTTCCCTGTTCAGTATGTGATAAGTCAGGACCCTCAGAAGCCCACCATTACAAACAAGGTCTGCAATACACCTGCATAGCATTATGTCAAGACTGCCATACTAATTCAGTATTAGGCTGGCATGGTCAAAAGAGAATGTGGCATATTAAGAAAATGGACGAGATTGATGCTTTAAATAATACGATTAAAAGATTATTTGATGCCCCGTCTGAAAATAATAATGCTTTCTAATATCAAAAGTTTCAAAAACTTTGAACTTCCAAAAATTGGTTAAATCGGGTTTCTAAAAAGTAAATGCCACTTTTTTATAAAATCCATCTTTTTAGGGTTTACCCTTAGTTTTTAGTTGGTTAGCACTCACTTCGCAAAATCATGTAAGTTGGCACTCACTTCGCTAAACTATAAAACAACGCATGAGACACAATCTAATGATGCACCTAGAAGACCATTTATAGCCGTTTTGAGCAGTTTTTTTGCCTAGGGTATAGCTACTATGCTTGAAACCACAATAACCGATTCTAGGCGGTTTAAACCAAAGTCCATGATGTGAGCACTCACTTCGCAAACACTTTCAAAAAAACCCAGTTTTGACGCTGGGTTTTTGTGGAAATGCTTAGAGATTATCTGCTAGAAGCCAAACCTCACTCGCATATTTAGAAAAAAACGTGCATGAATTATCAAAAGGCTTTATCAGTAGACCTAATTCACCAGAGGGATAAAAAAAGGTTTGCGTCACTTCGCCTAGTTTTGCTGGGTCACAATCATAAGCAATGATGCTGCCAATTTTCATGGTGTCACCTCTTCTAATTCGCACCAGTTTTCAATGTGCATAGTACCCTCACAAAGAGTCGTTCTAATGCAATCAAGGGCTAATGATGCTTGATATTTGCAGAATTTATCGCTGTTTATGTATGCTTCGAGTGTAGTCAATGCACCAAAAACGCTATTGATCTGGTTTATTCCCTCATAAACCATGTACTGGTTTGCAATTTTTAGGGGTTTTACTGGTGTTTTGGGTTTGGTCATGCTGTCACCTCTTCATTGTGCCAAATTTTGAGCGCTGCTTTTTTGCACTGGTTGACTTGTTTCATTGTCAGACCTTGTGCGAGTCGTTCTGCTAATTCTGCTGCTTGTGCTGCCTTTTCGTCATTAGGGGCAGTGAGTGCCAAAACTAGGCAGCGAGTCAATACTTCGCTTTGAGTTATTGAATAATTTATTGCTACTTTTGACATTTTAAAAGTTCCTATAAATGATTGAGTTATCTGTTTCGCCTACCAAAGTGCCTTGATCTGCTAAAAAATCAAGCACTTGCACTTTTTGCTCTTCTTCGTTTTCCGTTTCATCAATTTCAATGGAATAATCAGACGCTATTACCTGCCATGTTGCTTCTGAAAATTCGCAACAAATGCCAATTACGTC